TCATTATCTTATCATCAAGATTCTGTTTTCTTTACTAATGAAATGAATTGTAGACATGGTTCCGACCACCGTCTTCAATACCTCTTTTTCCTAAATACCCTTAGAAAAAGACAAAGGTTTTCCAAATGGGAAAAACCATATCTTAGTAAAAAATTAGAAACGATTAAATCCTATTATAAGATATCAACACTTAAAGCAAAAGAATATATGGAAGTGTTATCAGATAAACAGGTTCGTGAATTGAAAAACAGAATGAAAACTGGTGGACATGACAATGAATGAAAATGAAGACCTTATTAAGGATTTGGTTGAGATAACCTTCCCCGAAAAAGACGACTTTTTAAAAATTAGAGAAACCCTATCTAGGATAGGTGTTGCATCGCGTAAAGAGAAAGAACTCTTCCAATCGTGCCATATACTGCACAAACGTGGTAAATACTACATTACTCACTTCAAAGAACTATTCAAATTAGATGGTAAACCATCAAGTTTGGAAGAAGGTGACATTGGTAGAAGAAACACTATAGTAACCTTACTTGCACAATGGAAATTAGTTTCCGTAGTCAACCCCAATCAAATTAAGGAGCCTACTGCTCCACTATCACAAATTAAAATCATTCCCTTCAAAGAGAAAATAGAGTGGAAATTAACCACTAAATACTCCATCGGGGGAACGAAGGAATCATAAATACTTCTAGTTAACTAAAACAGGAGAAATTTATGTTAGAATTTATTCAGTGGGTTATAGGATGGGTACAAGTGATTCCTTGGTTAGTAATGGGTGCATCTTTGATTGCAGCTCTTACTCCAACACCAGTCGATGATGGATTGGTGAAACAGGTCTACAAATTGTTGGATTGGGTTGCCTTAAATATTGGTAAAGCAAAACAATAAATAGTAGTAATTAGTAATAATAACGAGGTATATTATGGAATATATTATAGGATTGATTGTCCTTGCAGCTTTAGGTTTTCACTTCTTCGGTTCGAAGAATGAGACTACAGTGGCTAAACCAGTGTCAAAATCTACCCCTAAGAAGGTAACTCCACAACCGAAGACTCCTTCAGTTGCAGAATTAAAGAAATTGACCAAGGTTCAACTACTAGAACTTGCAGATAAAAACAACATTACAGTTAAAAGAAGTGGTTCTAAAGCTGAAGTTGTTAAGACAATCTCACAATCTAAATAATTAAACAGTACTCAGTATTGTATAAAGAGTGTTTCGGCACTCTTTTTTTTAGCCCGTTGCTTAGTGGATTTGCATAAATAAACGTATGGAAGAGATATTTGGTTTAATAGGTGAAGTCGGAGCCCCAATTGCAGGGTCAATCGTTATGGGATTTTTTATCTTCATAGTCATTAAGCAGATACTTGAGGGTGTTGTTGACAGTATTGGTACACTAACCATGTTCTGTAAATCACTTGAGAATCGTGCTAGAACGATGTCGAACGAGATGATTAAGATTGACTTACTAGTGTCAAGTGCATTAGAACTCAGACCCGACATCGATAGGATTGCAAGAGCCGAGAACTTCATCGAAGACGATAAACTCGATGTAAGAAGGGATTAATGGATATTGCAGCTCTAATATCCGAATACGGATTTCCAATAGTCATGTCAGTCGGACTTGGCTACTTCATATATTACATATGGTGGTTTGTAGGTGAGAAACTAGAACCCCAAATTGAGAAGATGCATTTTGCACTAATAAAAGTAATAGACCAAACAAGAATGTTAGACCAAGATTTAATTCGTTTACAACAAAAAGTAAACGTAGTTCTCGAAATGAAGGAGAACTTAAAAAAAAGAGAGAATGAAAGAAATGCAAAAGATAACAACAGTAATAATTAGTGTTTGTTTTGCACTTAGTGTAAGTGCAGATGAAATCACATTCAAATTTAAGAGTCCTGCTTTTAGTGGGATAGGACAATCTGCACATTACTTGACAGTAGAGAATCAAGAGAAGTCAAGACGTGATAAGATTAGTCAAGACATAGAAGACAAGATTAAACAAGCAGAGAGAGAAGCAGAGAATACAACGCTTGCAAAATTCCTCAGAAATGTGGAAAGTAGAATTTATGCTCAGATAGCAAAACAGTTAGTAGAGAATATGTTCTCTAATGGAACTGCATCCGATTACGGAACATTCGCAATCGAAGGTAATACAGTTACTTATGAGAGAATGGTTGGAGAGGATGGAGTAGACTTCATTCGTTTAACAATCGTTTCTAGTGATGGTACAACAACAACTTTAGATATACCGATAGGTACAGGAAGTTTCTAAATGAGAAATTGGGGAATAGTCGGACTTATCGTCTTGCTCACCAGTGGGTGTGCAGCCATTCCATCTATGACCGACAGTTGTGAAGCTTTTGTTATGTCAAAAGTAGGTGAGTGTATTGAGAAGGCAGAAGTAGTTAAGATACCAACGTATCAAGAACTTGCAAATCTACCACCAGCAAAAGACATGCCAGTGGTTGCAGTATATGCTTTCATGGACAAGACAGGACAACGTAAGAGTAAAGATGGAATTGCATCTTTCTCCACTGCAGTAACACAAGGTGCAGAATCATTTCTGATTGATGCACTTAAGACTGCAGCGAATGGTAAATGGTTTAGAGTAGTAGAGAGAACAAGTTTGGATGCACTCGTAAGAGAGAGACAGATTATTCGTTCTACTAGAGAAGATTTTGCAAATCAGAAAGGTAATGAAGACGCCCCAACGGGTATTCAACCTCTCTTATTTGCAGGCATCCTCTTAGAGGGTGGGATTATTGGTTATGACAGTAACATTGAAAGTGGCGGTAGAGGTGCAAGATATCTAGGAATAGGTACTTCTGTTTCTTACCGAAGAGATGTTATCACCGTCTCGTTGAGAGGAATCTCAACTTTAACAGGTGAAATATTATTGAATGTACAGACAACTAAAACAGTTCTCAGTACAGGCGGTGGATACGATGTGTTCAAATTTGTGGACATGGATACGAAACTGGTGGAGATGGAAGACGGTAAGGCAGAGAATGAAGGAGTTACGAAAGCAACTCGTTCTGCAATTGAACTTGCAGTCTTAGAAATGATATACCAAGGACACGATAGAGGTTTTTGGGTAATTACAGATGGACATCGTCACCCTCATGGACAACATGGAAGGAACGAAGGTCATCTAAACGGAGAAGAACATGACGAAGAATAAATTATTACTCATTATGTTAACATTAGGAGTGACCAGTACTTATATGTTTGCAGCTGCAGACGACAATGAAATTTGGTTACAACAAAGTGGTACTGCATTAACATTGAACATAACTCAAAAAGGTTATGGAAACAAAGTTGGTGGAGATGACTTTAGTGGTTCATCAATCGATATGATATTGACTGGTGCTACTAATAGTTTGACATTACTACAATATGGTGATGCCAATAAACTATACGGCCCTTTCATCGCAGATTTGTCTACAGTAAATTTATCTTTTACTGGAAACTCAAATGTAATGGATTGGAATGTTGGTTATCAAGGAAGTGCAGATAGTTTAAATATGTTGGGTGTCATCACTGGTGACTCAAACACATTTGATATAGACATCGGTTACGATGCATCTGCTGAATACTTAAACTGGGACTTGTCATTGACTGGTTCAAGTAACGTATTCACTACTAAAATTGATTCCGACAATGCTAAATGGGACTGGACTGTAACAGGTTCGTCAAATGACATCAATACACTTATGGCAGATGCTTCAGATAATTCATTAACTGCAGTTCTAACTGGTTCTTCAAATGATATCGACATCATTCAGAAGAGTGGTTCAGACACAGGTTGTCCAAGTGGTCAATCATGTAGTGGAATTATTGACGTATCCTTTGTGACCTCTAATGCAAATATTGACATCGTTCAAAAAGACGATAACGATTAGTTTTGTACTTATTGGTTTAGTTACGGTAGCAGTAGCCGAACCAATAGGGACAATCTCAGAACAAAAAGGTTTTGCTGGATTGCAGAGAGACGGAGAAACGTCTGTTATTTCTGCATCCGAATTTCCTGAAGTGTTGATGTACGACACTGCAAGAACGGAAAATGGACGAATGAAAATTCAGTTCACTGGTGATGAACAACTTGATTTAACCGAACACTCACTAGTGTTCATTGACGAGGTCTATTACGACCCCGACCCATCCCTATCTAAAATGTCAATCCGAATGGCACAAGGGACTGCAAGATTCGCTTCAGGATTTGGTGGAAAAATAAAGAAAAGTAACATAAATATAACCACACCTACTGCACAGATTGCTGTTCAAGGAACAGACTTCACAACTAGTATTGATGAAATCGGAAGGTCACTGGTAATTTTACTTCCCGATAGATGGGGAGCTCCTTCAGGAAAAATTACAGTTAGTAATGCTGGTGGAATGGTTATACTGGATGAAGCATATCAAGCGACGATGGTTTCAACGTATGACGACTCACCAACGAAACCTGTAGTGGTTAATGGGGTAACACCCAACCTAATTGACAATCTATTCATTGTCAGTCCCCCTGAAGAGGTAAATGAACAGGTTGCAGAAGAACAGAGTAAGAATGAGAACGATTCAAACAATGTTCTTGATGTAGATTTCTTAGAGTTTAACGACTTGGAAGATGACTACTTTGAGGATGATGAATTAGAATACACGGAACTCGACAGAGATTTACTTGATGTCGATTTTCTACAGGATTTATTAGATGTAGTGTTAGAGATTGACCGAAAGGTTGGTATCGATGCACAACGAAACACAGCCTTTGGAGTTGTCCGAATTGATGGAACACTTCCAGGCTTTGACAAGGACACCCAATACAATACTATTGTGGACAAGGGTGTAGGTCAAATATGGTTCTACAGGGAAGTTAATGGTATTATTTCCATTAAGTTACCAATGTTTGCACAAGCAAGTATCAGAACCATAACAGACGAGAAGGAATCACTAATTAAAGTGGGTGATGGTTCGTCTATAAATATAACCATCACACAACAAAACTAGGAGATACTATATGAGTATTTGGAATAAGTTCCGAGAATGGCATGAAGGACAAGTCTATGGATTTCAAAAAGCCTGCCGACTTGACGATTATGAGATGTTTATGATTGCATTTGGTGAAGGAATAGTTATGACATTATTATTTTTATGGTTG